GAATGTAGTTATTATTTTGATCTGTGGCAAACTTTAATGCGTCTGCAGTAGGCTTAAATTCAGTTTGTACAGTTACGTTGATCTGTGGTGCAGCTTGACCACTTAAATGAGCATTAACCTTTTCACGTAATGCATCTACACCAATGGAAGGGTGGTAAGTAATACCCATTTGTTCTGCACGTTTTTTAAGTACATCTAATTCAGTTGGTTCAACAATTTGATCAGTCATGTGTCATTACCTTTTATTATGTGAAAAAATAGCCCATCACTGGGATGGGCTATGTGATTATTTACAGATTACCATTTGGCAACTGAGTAGTAAACAGCAATACGTTCTGGACGCAGAATCATAGAACCGTAGTACCATTTAATAGACATAAAGCCCATTTCGCCGTATGGATCTGTCATACGATCCGCTGTCTCAACACCCGGTTTTTTGTGAGTCAGAGTGAACTTAACTTGCTTACCGTCAGTTTGGAAACCGATAGTAGAGAAAGCTTCAGAACCAACAACTAACATTGGAAATACATCATACTTGCCATTAGTGTTACGGTAAGTTGTACCACCAGCTGTAGCAGTTGCACCAGCACCAGCGTAGTTCATCATTTCTTCAACAACGATTACACGGAAATCAGCAATTGCACCTACTTCACCATCTACAGGAGTAGTAGCAGCACCATATTTCTCAACTGGGATAAATGCCGGTTGACCAAAGGTATCTGCAAGTTCACGCAGTGTAGGAACCAGTTCTGGGCCAATGTGAATGAAACGAGCAGCAGGAACTACTTTAGTATCATTCATAGTAGAGCCAGTGATCATCTTCGTTGCTTTAGGGCAACGGTTCATATCCAGTTCTACAGATAAGCGTGACAGACCAGCATAAGACACAACTGATACTGAACCAGACTCACCAGTCATAGTAGCCAGAGATGTAGCTGTACCACCATAACGACGAACACCAGCGCCCTCTAAAAGATCCATCTGAATCAGATCTTCGTTGATTTCATTAGCTGCATTTAACGTTTCACGAGTCAAATGTTCTTCCAGCATATCATCGTTATCAAAATCCAGAGATTCTTGAGAATACTCATGGAAGAAACCAAACTTACGAATAGTACCTTCGATTTCGACACGTTTAAAACCAACTTTGTTTACACGCCCACCTTGTTCACCCAACAGCGGTAAACGAGCATTAATAACGCCAGGATCTTTACTTGAACCATACAAGTTACCGGCAGCAGGAATAGCTGCAATTGCATCATCAACTAAGAAACCTGCAGTGATAGCAGCAGCTTTAACAGCAGTGTAATCTGCACCAGCAATACCGTATTTGAACTTCAGTAAGTTAAAAGCCAGTGCTTGTGCTTTGGTTACTGCAGTACCGGATACTGGATCAGTACCAACTACGTATTCTAATACGTGTGGTGTCTTAACCAGAGCATTTTTAACTAAACCCGGTGGAGTAATAACAATAACTTTATCAAAGTCACCAGCTGCACCAGCAGCGTTTAAACCTTGGTCAAACATGTTCGCATCATCTAACAGTGGCAGATAATGGAATTGTTTAATTGTTTTACCCATGTTCTTAGGCATAGCTGTAACATCTGCTAAGCGAGAAAAGAACTGTTGTTTTTTGGCTTCAATAAGCGCCTTCTTAATCCAGAAGTTCGTCTTATTCTGTACACCAATGGTAGAGTTACTACCGTTACCATATAATTGTGGCATGTTAAATTACCTTTTATCCAAACTGTTTTAAGAACTCATCATCAGACATACCTAATGGGTTAAAGTCTGCTGCTTGAGCTGATTTTTTAGCACTTGTAGGTGCTACTGCTTTTTTTCGATTTTTAATATCTTCTTGAGCAGAATCTTTCTTCACAGGTGGTTTATTGGTAGTTCCGGCTTTTTGTTGCTGATTTGGTTTCTGAGATTCCTTCTCACCAAAATATTCAGTCAAAGCACCAGATTCATACAACATTGACCCTACGTGTTCATATGCTTCTAACTCGGACAAGCTATCTGAGATCTTACCTAACAAACGTTGCTTGGTTACTTCACGTTTAACCACATCGTACAAACCTGTACTCATATGATTGTTAATAACTGCAATCTTGTCTGGTGATTCACTCAGTAAAGCTTTACTCTTTGGATCAAACTCTGATGAGATAACTTTGATGGTACGGTCATAAGTGGGCGTAGTAGCAATTTCAGCCAGTACATCATTAAACCGCATCTCTAGGTCAGTCACACCATGATTGCCCGGTACATAATCTTTAGCATCTTCTGTATCAATATCAAGTGGATTGATCTTGGAATCTGCTAATAATTTTGTGATTGCATTTTTATCATGTCGAGCCAAATCAATCAAGTGATTAATTTTGTCCTCATTCAATAAACCTGCTTTATCCAGTGCTTTCATAATCTTAAGATTGGGCTTTAATGCCTGCATCTTAGAGTTATAGTTAGCACCTTTCTGCATTAATGTAATTGCTTCATCGACGTTATCAATCTTTAGTTCTGAGCCATTAGCTTTAAATGGTGCAGTAAGCTTTTCATAAGCAGCCTTGTAATCAATATCTACCGTTACTTCTGTTTTAACTTCTTTCTTATCTGTAACAGTAGTTTCTGTTTTAGCTTGCTTGTCTTTAGGCTTCTTTTCTTCAGTAGATTCCTCTACTGTTTTAGATTCATCACTTTCTGTCTCTTCAGAAGATTCTTCTTCTTCCTCAGTACTTTCTTCTTCACTTGACTCATCTTTATCTGATTCAGTTGATTCTTGAACTTCTTCAGATTCTTCTTCATCAGTATCTTGGTCATCATCGTCATTATGATTCTCTTCTTCAGTAGTTTCATCAAAAGTTAAATCATTAATATCAAGCTTACTGAAATCTTCATCAGTCATAGCTAAAAAATCTTTATCAGCCATATTTGCATCCTCAAGTAAAAAGCAGGCACATGGCCTGCTCTTATTACTGGTTAATTATTATTCTTGCTCTTCTGCTTCAATTTCAGCACGAACACCGTCAGCTTGTGAAAGTAGATTCTCAGCTTGAGCTGCACCTTGATAAATCGTACTAAAGAATTGTTGTAATGCACCTACAGCTTTTAAATCGTTATGTAAACGACTTACAGCTTTTTCATCATGCTGTAATTTACCTGTCAGTGATGCAATACGCGCAGGTTCTTCTTTGAAATACTGTTCAAGAATAATTTTCTTAAAATCTGCATTGCTGTGCAAACGACGCAATGAATCAGCAATATCAACAATTTTATGAGCTTCTTCTACTTGCATTTCCAGATGTTTCAATTCACGTTCTTTAGACATTTTAATTTACCTTTGATGTGTCCTGCTTATGCAGATGTTTTTTCTTTAGGTGGATTCAGCATTGCTTTAACTGCTTCCAGTTCAATATTGCCTTGTGACTGTGCTTTGGTCTGATCAAGTGCTCTGGCATGATTAGTACCAGTTTCTTCTTGAATAAAATCCAAATCAGCTTTATCTGCTTCACTATTAGTTTTGCGAGTTTTAGCGTTATCAAGTTGAGCACCTGTAACGTTTTTGTCTACTCCACTTAACCAATGTTGTGCTTTAGCTTCAGATTCTTGAATTTGTGCTTCTAACAACGCAATCTTCAATTCTTGTTCTCTTACTGCTAAAGGATCAGGCTCAGGTGAGTATTCTTCGATACGTTTAGCCAGTGTTGGCATTTTACGTAATTTGGCAATATCAGATAATAACATCTTACTAATATTGAAATCGACAGAATTACCTAGAGTCTGAAGCATAAAAGCCAGTTCCTCGGCTTTTTGATTATCCGCCTCAGCAGTACTAATAGTCAACCTTAAATCGAAATTTCCTAACAAATCATCACGACGAATAGCCACAAATGTTTTATTAGTTAACCGGATAACTTCTTGTTCTTCTAAAAACACAGCATTCATGCTGATAACTTTACGGCCAATATCTTCAATACCTTTAGCAAGGCGTCTAAGAATGTCCATGTCACGTTTGGCTGTTGCATCCATAGCAGAACGTACACCAATTGCTGTACTGCCCAGAGAAGCACCTGTCATTCCTGTATTGAATGATTTAACTCCCGTAATAGCCTCAGCTTCTTGGTTCTGCATAGTCAACATAGTTAAAGCTGACTGTGGGATCTCAGGAAACCGGTGTACATGGAATGCTTGTTCTGGGTTCACACTTGGGTTGTACTCATAGTCTTCCCCTGCCATAAACTTACGTCTATTAATCACATCCAGAGCGTCTTTACGATATCCAATCTGACCATTAGCAGAACGGGCCAGTAAATCAATTGTACCCCGTGTAACAGCGCCTATGATCTTTTGGTTGTCTTCCAGTAAGGTAGCATCAGCTTCACCATACACAGCACCCACAACCGGCAAATATTGAACCAATGTAAAAGGACACTTTTGGTCTGGGTATGGGTTACGCTCTAATCGAATCATTGTTGATCCAATAAAAGTAGCTACGATAGGCACTAGTACACCGTCACCCTCAATATCGTAAGAACCCCAATACTCATTCACTTGTAATTTTTTACGAGTCTTATCTGAGAAATTAAATGATGATCTGCGATTTACATCTACTTCATTCACAGCAACTGTGCTTTCTGATGAATCATCAATTAAATCCAAGTTTTTATAAATACCAGCTTTCTTTAACTCACCTAATGATGCATCAAACTGATGAATTACAAAATTAGCTTTATCTAAATCACCACGACAAGTTGGATCTACAATAACTTCGTTATAACCCAATACTTCTACATAAGGATGGTTTTTACTAACAACCATCTTTTTAGCTTTCTTTGTACCAACTTCAAACGGTGCATAAGGTATTTGATTAACCATACTAAGTTTAGTAGCTTCAATCCATTCAGATGAAGTAGTTGCGTTAAATACTTCAGGATCAGCTTTAAACTCTGCAATTAGTTCCTGAATGATCTCTACATTACTTTCAGATTCATCAGGACGCATTTCATAATCAGGTACTTCAATCTCTTGTTCAGTTTCTTCACTAACCCAAGATACTTTACAAACAACAGTACCTTCATTTACAGCTGTACGAATATAATCACCAACGAATTTAACTTTATTCATTCGTGTATTAAACTGATTATTAATTAATAACTGATTCTGTTCTGCTGATTTTTGATCATCATAAGCAACAGGATCAATATTAAATAAATCATCTGTACTAAGAAATGGTTCAACCAATGAAGCATAGCGCCATTCAGCTTGTCTACGAATTAATTTAGGTTGTGCTGAGGAATGCGTCTTACTTTTAGCTACCGCATGTTTACCGCGAACAAACATAGCATCTAACCAATTAGTTACTTCGGTTATATGTACATTATGTTCTGTAGCGGAGTCAGTAATATCCCGTTTAAAGTCACTAACTTTGGGTTCTTTTCTCCAATCAGTAAATTTATGTTCTTTTACTTCAGTAGGAACTTTTTCTTTACTGAATTCTTCATCTGACATTGCTAGTATGTTTTTAGGCATAATTATTTACTCTTTTATCCTGTAAGACTTTCATCAGTATTAATAGTAGTACTGTATGAGCCAACAAATCTATCTTCCATTGTAAATGTATAAGTGTTGTTTGTACCAAAAGAACCCGGAGTTGTATCGGTAAAAGATATATGCATATTTACATAATCAATTGCAATCCAGTTTACACCACCTTCTCCACCCGGATCACGTTTTAGTCTACTCATCTGCCTTGTTCCAGAAGCTATTGTAACCCCATTACGTTGAATAGACCATTCTAACACTCCTGGATCTGAGCCGGGTTCTGTAGGGCTACTAAATTGGTATCTGTGATATCCCGTACAATCTATACGTACAGGATTTCCAGCTGTTATGTGTCCACTTGCAGAAGCAGATACTCCACCCGACCCATAGCGTTTTCTCATTAACTGGCCTTGGAAAAAACTACCTTTTATATATCCATCACCATTTTTCTTAATAAAGAAAACTGCATTTGCATCTGTTTTACTACTTTGTCCTATCCAAAATAAGTAGTTCTCGTCATCAGCCAGTTCTGCCCTATATCCAGAACTAAATGAAGTAAACAATGCACCTTGTACAATAGCATTTTTCATTGTGGTATTTCCTGCAGTATCTACATAGAAAATACCATTAGCATTGTTTTTGGTTCCTGTTCCATACCAAAATGGATAATTAGATGTGCCATCCATTTCAGCTCTAAATCCACTTGTAGCAGTTTTAAATGTTGCTGCTACCAATGAACCAGAGAAACGCCAGTTACCTTCACTGGTATTGTAATACAGCTGCTGTACTCCTGAAGTATTTACTAACTCAAACACATTACCTTGAAATGATAGACTGTAATTTACAGAGTTAATAGTTAAACCAGCAATAGTAGCTTTTCCTCCTGTTGTGTTAGTTACTCCTATAAATGCTCTGGAATGTAATGTACCTATTGCAGTTGTATGTGAATCTAATTGTACTGTTGCAGTGGTTGTTTTCCAGTTATCTAATGAGTTAATACTTGTTTGTAGTGTTGTAGTTGTAGTTAGTGCTCTATCTGCAGTATTTTTTATACTTTGTATAAATGTATTGCTTGCAGTCCATCCAGCATTAGGTGCAGTAATCTCATTCCTTAAACTATTTACAGCACTTGATGTATAATTTTGTGCATTTATTTCAACTTGTTGAGCAAAAGTAAATGATGCAGCTAAGCCAGTACTAGGATGGTTTACTTTACCTTCAATAATACTGAATGCACCAGCTGTGTTATCAGCTAAAGCGTACGCTTGGTTTGCTCTGGTAAAAGCAGCGTTTAAACCTGTAGTTGGGTTATTTACTTGACCTGTAACCAAATCAATAGCTGTAGTATTACCGTCTATATCAATCTCTACTTGTTGTATTGCAAATATTACTGCAGACAATCCAGATGTAAAATCGACACGTAAAGTTTCAATTTGACTTGCTCTTGCTTGTGTTTCAGTAGTAATAGCTTGATTAACTGTATTTATACTAGCATTTAGTAAATTATTAAAACTTGTATTAATGTTTTGTAATTGTGTTGCGTAAGAACCTGTTGCATCTACAAATGTTTGGTTGACAGTAACCAGTTCTGCATCAATACGATTATTAAACGAACTAGACATACTTTGCATAGCTAAAGTACGTGCAGATGTTTCATTAGTAATAGACTGCTCTACCGTAGATACTCTTGATCCAAATGAACCAAGATTAGTAGATAACAGGTTCAAATTTTGGCTTAAAGCTTGATCACGAGTAACCATTGTTTCAAGCATTACTTGATTGCTTGCAAGTATGTCAGAATCAATTTTAGATACTAATACTTGTTTATCTAAGGCACGAGCTAAATCACGTTGTGCTATTACTTCTGATAAGTGTGTGTTAGTTGCGTAAGTATCACCAACTTCAGCCTTTAGAGCTAACAAAGCTAAAGCATAAGCATTATTGCTATCAGCAATAGTTGTAGTGACAAACTGAACAGATGCTTTACTATCTAGCAGTTCAGTCATCCATTCTAATTCAGTTCCAGAGTAACCATTCTGTACTGCTTTTTTATAAAGTGATCCGCCTTCTGTAAGAACCAATAAAACAGCAGATTCTTCGTGAATGACTTTTACATCTTCTTCAACAGATAAAGCTACTACTTCTGTTTGTATTGGTTCAGAAATGCTTACAAGTGGTTGTTCAGTAATATGAACATCCAGATGTGTTTCATTCTCTACTAGAATCTGCTGTTCCATAGTTACACTCTTGCAGTTAATTGGATATGACCATCTAACAAGATATCGATATCTGTTTCAACAGTACCTGACAACTTGTACAAGTAAAGTTCGTATACGTGATTATCTTTATAATCATTAGTTGCATTTTTAATAATTACGTTGTTAAATGCTGTTTCTGGAATAACTACTTCCATTTTACCATTTGGTGCATCTAAAAACGTAATAGGATGTTCGCAGATTACATCAGCATCAGACTTACGTCTTTTAATCTTAATTTTGCCTAAATAATTTACTAATGATTTAGGATTACCAAATCCATCTTTTTTATCTAATTTAAATGTATGTTTCATTCCTTGACTCATACAAAAATCATATCTGACTGCTGCCATACTATTTACCTGTAATTGATCTAGCAATTCTGGTTAATTGACAAATATCTTTCATAATGCTTGTCTCTTCAATTAACTGTTTTGCATTGATGGGTTTTCTTAAAAATGCTGTAGCACCTACAGTAAATGCCAATAAACCTGTTTCTTTATCATCTGATCCAGAGATAAATACTAGTGGTGTATCTTGTAAGTTTTTATCTGCACGAATAGCAAGAGCTACCCCAAATCCAGATGTAGGAGTCATGTGTACGTCAATTACTATTAGCTGAGGCATGTATTGCTTAGCTAAAGCTAATGCATGATCTGGATTAGTGCATATATGTGCAATATCTCCCTCATCTTCGAAGATGTGTTTAATATACGTAGCTACAAACTCATCATCATCAATAATAAGTACATTGTACGGTTTACTGTTCATTTTTACTGTTACCTGCTTGATGTTCTTTGTTAAACAAAGCAAACTTGGATACAGCTAGTTCAGCTTGCATTTTTGCGAGAATTTGTTCCATAGCTTTAATAGAATCTTTCATTTCTTTTCTTTCTGTTGCATCACGGGCTTTATCTTGCCAAAACCACATTTGTAATGCACCAAGCAGAAATAATAAAACAGTGTTCATATCTACTTGCATGTGTAATCCTTATCAATCTGGGGATAATTTGTCCCTGTTAACTTTAACACAAGCTGGATCGCCGGATAAGAAAAAGTAGCCCGTAGGCTACTTATTTTGGATCAGTAATTACCCTTACCTTTGTACTTTACTAACTGATATGCAAGCCATGCTCTTACCGGGTGTACCCCATACACTAAAGCAGTACGATAAAAAGCTTTGTCAGCGTATTCTTTTGTTCGTGTGTGATTCACGTAAAGCCAGTCATGGATAACCGCAGCCTCAAACAAACTACCCCCAGGCGATGCCAGTAACCGCAAGCCGTTAGTAGTCACACCATCACATCTGAACCCTTTTGGTATAACCCCAAAGGGTGTCTTCCAATCTTCCAGTAAAATGTATTTGGCTGGCCCTAATCGTTCTGCTCGACACAAGTTAAAATCATATTTTTTCATGCCTGATCCTTATAAAAGAAAAAAGGCTTAGTCCCCTAAGCCTCTCAAATCTATCACAATCAATCAGAATTGATACTGCTGATACACAGCATCATATTTCATTTCACAGTTCCTGCCTCGTCTATGGGCTTCTGTAGCAACATAAGCCAGCTCTCTTGCTGCGTCGTTAGCCCGTCCAAACAGGTCGGCGTACATAACGGCGGTAGTGGCAGTTGCCGCGAATTCACGGTTAACTCCGGTATTGCCGGAGGCTTTGGGCATTGACTTGTACTTGGCAATTTCTGCGCGCAACTTACTATTAATAGACTCATTAGCAGCAATGGTGCTTTGTAAAGCCAAAACTTGGGTTGAGTCACTATTGTCGATATCTTTGTG